ACTTCTTCTTTGTTATATGCTTTCCAAGCAGTAGCATAAGCAATACCTTTTTCTTTTTTAGTTAATCCACCCTTCTTATACTTATCTTTGATATGCTTAACCATACGCTCATGCTTAGCACTAGGAGGTGCTTTCTCTACCAATGTTTCTTCACCTAAACGATTTGCAACTTTACCTGCACCTGATGCAACCTTTCTAGCTGCTTTACCGACAACTTTCTTAATTCCACTCTTAAGTTTTGCACCAACTCTTGATAGGAAAGAAGGTCTTGCTGGTTTATCTGAAGATGAAGAACTGCTCGATGATGAAGAACTACCAGAAGAAGATGAACTAGAAGACTGTTGCTTCTCTGATGCCTTTGCTTTACCTGCAGCATATCCTGCGCGAGCTGCACCTGCGATTTCTCCTGCTGCGCCTGCTGCTTTTACTGCAACTTTCTTAGCACCCGACGCTGCTGCTTTCACACCAGCTTTTGCACCAGACTTAACTTTACTTGCAAAGTTCTTAACTGCACCTTTGATCTTAGCAACCTTTTCTTTTCTTTGCTGTTGTCTTTGGTGTTGGAATAAATCCAATTGCTTTGCTGCTTCATCTAAAGATTCAACTAGCATCATTTCAAGATCTTCGATCTCATAACCTTCTGCTAGGCACTCAGTTAGAGCTTCCTCTACCATCTCTTCAATAAGATCATCAGTTAAGAATACAATATCTTCATCAGAAAAATCATCAAGAACTGAAGAGAAATCTAGATCTTCTTTCTTCATTGCCTTCTTAATGGCCTTATCCTTTACACCAGCATACTCATCAGTCTCATCTTCTACAGTGCCATCTTCATCATAGTCTCTTGACTTCTTACCAGACTTGTTAGGATACTTATCTTCCTGATCCTCGCCAGCCTTTTCAGATTTTTCTTCTTTTTCCTTACCTTCTTTTTCTTTTTCTGCTTCAGAAAGATATCCAATACCGTTTAGAATATCTTCAATTCCAGACAATCTAGAAGTAGATTGTGAGTACATGTCGTTAAGCATAATTGATACCTAAATTAGTTCTTCTTTTTATTATTTATATTTCTGAAATCTGAAAATTTCATTACAGGTTGACCAGGAGTAAGTTCCTGAACATACTCTCTATACTTATCTGTACCTACTTCTAATTGAGTTTCTGGATCTTCTCCTTCAGTTAATTCAATTAGATCTTTTAGCCAACCTCTATACTTTTCATCATGCTCATCAACGTAGATAACATGATTTGTTCCTCGATTTACAATCCTACCTACAATACCAGTATTAATATTTTCAACAATAGTCCCAATTTCAAAGATGTTACCTTTGAAATAGTTTTCTCTTAAATTTAAGTAATCAAGTTTAGGAGCAATCTCCCAAAGATTATAGTCATAATCTTCTTTAATATTCATTGCTTTACGCAAGGTAGTCATAATACCTCTTGCTTCACTGTCATTAATAGTCTTAGGCATACCCTTTTTAAAGGTATCAAAATCATTATCAGCAGCTGCTTTACGCATCTTGGATGCTGACATTCCTTCTACACCTTCTGCATCAGCATCTCTTTCACCTGCAGACAATACTTGGATCTCTTCAAAGTTATATATCTTACCATTATATTTTTTAGCTAGTGCATCGAATTCCCCAACTCTATCACTACCAACTACAATATGAACTGATCCATATCCTTCTCCATATGCCGCAGAAAGAACATCAAAAATATTTTTCATATCCTCATTATCCTGAATAGCATCAGCATAGTCAGGAAACATTTTTTTCATGATTGCAACTTTAGTTGCTGGATCTAAGGGGTTCTTTTTAGGATCTTGTGTCCTGCTAGGATAAATTCTAAGATCTCCACCTTGAGATAACTTGCCAACTTGATTGATTAATTTTTCATGTCCGATAGTAGGAGGATTAAACCTACCAAAAGTAACAGTAATTGTAGGACCACCAGCATTTACTTCTAAAGCATCTGTTGGTGCATTTGGATCTTGAGCAGGAGCAGCTGCTTGTCCTGTAGGTGCTACAGCAGATTGATCTTGTCCAGTAACATCAATTGGAGTTTGAAGTTTTTTTAGTACACCATTTTCAGATTTATATGTAATCTGACCCATATCATTGGCATATCTTCCTCTACCAACATGATGTACTTTTAATTTTTCAGCCTGATCTCTAGTCTTTGAGACTTTTGCTTCAGTTAGAAATTCGTTAAAACTTTTCATTTATCCCAATTTTTACTGTTTGCAATGTGGATTAATCCACGTTTCTTCATCAAATAATATTTATGCTTCAATGCTTTTGTCTTTGCTACTGAGATTTTACAATCCATTACCGTAGCAAAATAAGCAAGAGCAACTTCCATCTTTTTGGTTTTCAATAAGATCTCCAATGATTTATTTAGATCTTCATTGTTAATAGACTTTGACATGTACACTACTGTGAAATTTTGTTTTTCTAGCAATTTCTCCATCGTTAGATGAAAGCAATTCTCTTTCTTCTTTTGTAAGTCCAGATCCAAATGCAACTGAAGCACATGCCTCATATAGAGTTGTAATCAATCTTTTCTGGATTGTAGCATTTGAAACTCCAGCAATAGACATTCCAAATTCTGCTGCCATTGCTTTACTTGATAACTTATTTACGTTGTTTAATGCATCAATCATAGCATAGTTTGGACCATTATCACCAGTTATACCTTTCCACAATTCATCAACATACTGCTGAAGTATACCATATTTAGTATCATCAAGCGTTCTATCTAGTTGTCCATTAAACCAGTTACTACCAGTATTAAGATTTAAAGAATCTCTATCAGTATATTTTGATTGTATTGTATTTAATTTTCTAACTCCTTCCCTTGCTGTTTCATTAATAATCCTTGTAAAATTTGAATTTCCAAGGGATCCCATTTTTGCTCTAGCTAAAGATGGTTGACCAGTTTGAGTATACTCTAATTCAATTTTTTTATTATTGACGTGATATTTAATGCGAATGTGTTTTTGAGATCCAGGTTCTACCTGACCAGAAATACGATCCCCTCTTTTTCTTGCTTGATATAATCCTCTTAAACCCTTACTGTTAGTGATTTTAACTGTTTCTAATGTGAAGTTAATTTTTACATCTTTGTTATCTGATGTAATTTCTACTGTTGGATTACCAGTTGCACCTAATACTATTCTTTCAAAGTACTCATCACTATTCATAGTGACTATATGTGCAGGAACAGAAGGTTTTTTTAATGAAACTGGAATAATATCACCCTTTCTGAATTGTTCCATAAGAAAGTTATTAGCAACATTTACACTCAACTTTGATCTAGATTTAATAACTCTATTTAAATGAACTAACTCTTGAACCCCGCTTGGAGTCATAACCCACATATCAGCTGGGTTCCATTTATCTGATCCAACACCAGTGCCAGCCTTTAAATAAGCAAGATATGGATTAGCAGTAAATTGACCACCATCAAATAATTTATCATTATAAATTTTTACATTTTTGGCAATATCAAACTTTTCTTTTAATTTTAACATTGCAGCACCTTGAGTATTAATCCATACTTCTTGTGCCTCCGAACCAGTTTTGCCAAGTGGTAACGATGCAAATAAAGCAAGTTTTTCTTTAAATGAATTGTTATTCAAATTAAATGCACTTGGAGTAATACAATATTTTTTACAATTATTAAATACATCAGATTTAAATACATTTTTATCCCCAGATCTTTCCATGCAATTATCAATAGACGCAGACTTGCCATAATGAATTGCATAGGCAAGACAAAACTGAGCTAATATTTCTGAATATATTTCAGTTTCTCTACCACCAATCTTAGCTTCGGTTCCAGTAGAAGGTGTTTCCTTTACACTCTCTTTCCATATCTCTGTAACCTTAACCGTGCCGCCGCCTGCTTTCGGAAATTCATATGCTCTAGCATCCAAATATGATCGGACTTGAGCAGTAGTTATACAATTTCTCATAGCAACTAACATTTTATTAGTATTTACTTTATTGTTAGATGCAATTACAACAGATCCTTTTTCTCCTTGAGCACCTAATCTAAATGCTTCACCTTTATGAATCGATTCAATAAAAGACCACCAATATTTTAATTGTCCAGTTTTACTATTTACTTTTGTAAGATCCAACTTACTAAGTTTAGCCATAGAAAAAAGTCCCTCCCTTCAGTAATATTTAGAAGAGAGGGACTTAGTATTATCGATCATCAGCAGATCGATTTTCCGATCGATCTACGCTAAACATTTCTCCAGGATAACGCTTCATAAGTTTAACAGTATTGGTAACAATAACATCTTCAATGCGAACACCTAGAGCCATACATGCTTGAGAAAAATACCACATAACATCTCCAAGTTCAATCAAAAGATGTTCTTTATTATCTTCACTATATGGTTTACCTTGGAAGATAATCTTCTTTACAATCTCAGTAAACTCACCTGCTTCGGCAGACATACCAACAGCAGCAGTCAAAAGACGAGGAACATCAGCGCCATATGCTTGAAGTTCTTGAACTCGATTAATGAACGCTCCAGTATTAGTACTGGCATCACTAGTAGTTTTATTTACAAACTCAAGATACCTGTCAGTATCAACATCAAATTTACCCTCAACCTCTGCAGCGTTGGGATCTTTTTCCAGAATTTCTTTTACGGTCATTTTAAAACTTCAAATCTACAAAGGACTTTTTGCGAAACTTACTTTCAGTTTCATCTTCATAATCATCTTGCCCAGAATCAATAATGTCTTTCTGTGCTGATTGATCTACATCATACAACTTCATCTTAGATCTGTCAACCCCAATGATGAACTTCCTATTTGATGTTGGATCATTATATCTATTTTTGAGTTGCTTGACACAAATTTGACCTAGTTCTTCTAGTTCTTCAGTACTAATAAGAGCAAACATAAAATCGGCAGTAGCAGGAAGACCAAAAGATTCAGATGTATCTGTAAGATCAACATCAGTATTACTATAACCACTACGAGTAGTTTGAGTAGCAGATACAATAGGTACATTATGCTCAACTGCCATACCTCTAAGTTCTTCAGCAATTGCTTTAACATAGGTATAAGAATTTACAATAGTTCCCTTATACCTAGAACTTGCACAAATATTCAAGTAATCAATAAAAATAATATCTGGTCGAAAAGATTTCTTCAATGAAAGTTCATTAAGTAAAGACTTAAAATGACCAGAGTGAGCAGAGGCAGTCGGATATTCTTTAATAATAAGTTTGCCTTGCGTCTTCTTAGATAAGGAGTTAATCTTATTTTCATATAATTGTTTTGGCAGAGTTTCTAAATCTCGTATTGAGATATTCAATAGATTGGCATCAATCCTTTCTGCAATACGTTCTTCTGCCATCTCCAAAGTAATGTATAAAACATTCTTACCTTGCAACAATGCAGCTGCCGCGACATGACACATGAAAAGAGATTTGCCAACGCCTGTGCCAGCAAGACAAATATTCAAAGTCTTAGACGGAAGACCACCTTTAGTAATCTTATTAAAGAATTCTAAATCGAACGGAATTTTTTCTTCTTTACGATGATAGAAGTCGTAACGATCTGATGCATCAATAATATAATCATGACCAACATGATCATCAAAACTGACACTCAGGGCAGTTGAAAGGATATCTGGAATTGCATCTCTAGTCATCTTACTATCTTTGCCATCGGCAATCCTGACACTTTCCAGGAGTGCCAAGTAGATAGCACGTTCTTTACACCAAGATTCAGTAGTATTTAATTTCCATTCATAATCCCACTCATCTTCAGGAAGATTTGTTAGAACATTTACAACCTCAGAATATCCATCTTGAGATAGATCAACTCTTTTACCTGTTTGAATTTGTAGAGCATTTGCTGTAGGGAGAGACTGATACTGATTGACAAAAGTATTGATTTCTTCAAATAATACTTTATCAGAGTGATCCTCAAAATAATCCTTCTTCAAAAAAGGAAGAACCTTACGAGTATACTTTTCATCATAAAGTAAGTTAGCAAGAACTAGGTGTTCAATCTTTCCACTAAACATAATGTAAATAACTCCCAGCAATATATTTGGTTCCAGAAATAGGAGGTCTCCCCGCATGAGGGAACATCCATAATGGAGGGAACACCAGTATGCTACCACACTTTGGTTTGATATGCAAGTTTAGTGAAGGAAAGGAAGTTTCCCCTCCTTCCTCCACATCATTCAAATATAAAAAGAATACTAAAAATCTTCTAGCAGAATTGTAATTACCTACATCAACATGCTCTTTGAATTGTTCTTTGCCATTATTGAGATAACGCTTTATTCTAATCTGCTCTAGAGCATAATCCTCTGGAAATTCTCCATTAATGAGAAGATCTTTTTGATACTGCCTAACAGCAAATGCAGTAGCATTTTGAATGACTGCATGATGTTCACTCCAAGGATCATTGATATTTCCATTCTCTAATTCTTGAGCAAGATATTGAGTAATATTTAATTGAGTGAAAGTTGGACGTTGCTCTCTATCATGATATTCATGTAGGTATACATCTTCTTCAAATTTATTAATTATTTTGGAACACAGTTCTTTATCTACAACATCATCATATACTTTAATAAAGTCTGGTAATGTTTTTCCTATCATACTTCTTCCTCTTGGTCCGAACTATCTACTGAACTTTGACCATAACTAAATTCTTTTTTAGCAGATTCGTCAAGTGCTTGCATAATCTCTGGAGTAAAATATTTTTTAGGATCAGCAAGAATAGTTTTTGCAAAAGTTTTTACGCCATTGATTTCATAACGTCCTGCCGACTTAGAGAAGACACCATACTTTTCACCAAGTTCTAGCAGACCATAATAAGGATCTAATCCACAATCATAGAATAAACGAGTTTCTGCTACAGAATTCTCTTTGGTAAATCTAGATTTCTGTGCTTTGCATTTGATGATATTGCCTACAACTACAGTGCCATCTTTTTCTTTGGACTTAGAAAGATAAATGATTGTAGATGCTGCATATTTTAGACCGCTACCACCGCCCATTTCTTTGGTAGGAACGTAAGCGCCAACAACATCATAGGTATGATTAGTAACGAGCATCGGGATATTTGCCTTACCAAGTTTCAGTGTCAGTACACGGAATACAGATTTGGTAACTTGGGCTCTAGTCATATCACGGGTCTCTTTACCTTCAGAACTATCCTCAATTTCTTTTGTAGTTGAAAGATTACCAAGACTGTCAAGCACAAACATCAATGGTTTACGATCAGATTGTTTCTGTTCTAAGAATTTATCAACAATCTTAAGAGCTTGAGTTCTAAATTCTTGAACTGTCACTACAGGAACAATGATCATACGCTTGCTATCAATTCCACGTTCCTCAATCATCTGCTTTGTAATTGCAGATTCAGATTCAAAGTAAATAACTCCTGCTTCTGGATTACTATCCAAAAAATGTTTTACAATACTCAAACAGAAAAAAGTCTTACCAGTGGAAGTTTCACCAGCAAGAGCAGTAATTTTATTGGAAGGAATGCCACCGTAAATAGATCCAGACAACAAAGCATTTAAGATATAACTTCCTGTATCGATAAATTGATCACAATCACCCGTAGAAACACCATCAGCAACAATGGATGCGTATTCATTTTTAATTTCTTTTACGATATCTTGTAGAAAATTCATAATTACTCCTTTACTTTAATGTTTAAGTTTGTTAGTTCAGTTGTGTCTCCAAACATTCCGTCAGCAAATATATTAAAAGATACTGATAGTCTGTCGTCTTCATTCCAGTTTGTTGCTTCATGTTGCAAATAAGATGGGAATATTAAACATGTTCCTCGCACACCCATCATTGCTTTAGCGATACTGTTAATATCGTTTTGTTCTTTTGTTTTGGGATACATCATCCACTGCTGTTGCCCATAAAAAATAATAGGACTATTTACATAATCAGGATACCATACTCCAGAAAGTAAACTATTTGGATGAAAATGTTTTTTCAATCCTGATTGTGCTGGTAGACGATTGCACCACATAGAGCAAATAACTGGATTAACATCTACCCACAACATTTCATTGAAACATTCCTGAGCAAAATTTCGTATGTGAAATGTTAATTCATTAAAAGCATCTTGCTTATGAAGATCTCCAATACTTTGAGTTGCAGAAATATTTTGAATATATCTAACAATTTCTAATCTATTAGAAGGCTCAAATTGAGTTTCAAACACAGGTGTAGGAAACAAATTATGTAGTCTCATCCAAATAGTGCCTCCAAAGTATTGACTTTTTCTGCTTTCCAACCGATAGTATCCAAAATTGTCTTCAGTGGTTCCAGAAAACTTTTGTCAAATTGTAGATCATAATCGATAGATTTGTCAAGTCCTAATTCAACAGGAAATGTTTGAATAAACGCAATCACGTTTTCATTAATTTTATTGGGAGTTCTAAGCATAATAAACTTAATCTTTTCACCCTCTTGAATTAATGGATACTTGTGAGTAAGATTATTCTTTTTGATGTAATAGTTATACAACAATGATCCCCTTGCGTTAATTGGAGTTCCCTTACTATAAATCTGTTTGGGATCATGGTATTTTTTCAATCCATTAACACTGCGAGGGAATGAGATAAGTTCTGGAGGAAGACTAGAAAATTCCTTTCTAAAATCTTTAATGAATTTTTGCAGATCCTCTTCAGTTTTTGTCATGATAACTTTCAGAGCATCCTTAATCTTCTGACGGCAAGGTGCAGGTGTTGAAGATTTAATTGCCTCAATACCCATAATCTTAAGTTTGGGTTGTTCATAACGAACACCTTCACTGTCCCAGACATTCAGAATGTATCGTTTTTTGGCAGTCCAGATACCTTTATCTGCAATGTTCTCTCGCTTCATGATCATCTTCTGATCATAGGCATTCACATACGAAGCCAGTTCTTGGTAGCGACTTTCAATATACTTTTCAAGTTCCACCTGACAGACCTTATCAAGGAACGTGACAATGCCTTCAGTAGTTTTCTCTCTTCCCTGGTATACACGTTCAACCAAAGGACCCATATTGAGATAAATGCTATCGGTATCCACAGCAATAACATAATCAGTGTTCTCCGTTTTTAAAATTTTGTTTAGATACTCATTCATCTTATTTTCAATCCAACGAATTGAAAGTTGTCCCGAAAGAGTAATTGCCTCGGCATTTGCAAGATTATAATAACGAAAATATTGATTGCCAATAGCACCATAGGCAGAGTTCAGTTGGATCTTTCTTGCCATCTGAATGTTATTATACTTCGCAATATCTTTAACTAGTTGAGGATCTTTAGTCTTCTCATACTCCTGCTTAGCAGCAATCATTTTCTTCTTATAGATGGTACGTTCATCATAAATTTTTTGCATCATCTTAGGAAGAAATCCCTGATACTCTGTTGTATACATAGCACCATTTGCACAGACTGTAGAATCAGTAAGGCAACTCAAATCAATTTGGCAGTTAAGTAACTTATCAACATTCACTCCAGAGAAACGTTTTGGTAAAAGAGTTTCTGGTGAAATATTATATTGCATAATAAGGTGTGGGTATAGTGAATTCAAATCAAAGTTGACTACCCAATTATAAAGTCCAGGAGCAGGTTCCTTAACAAAAGCTCCTGCGTATTTGTCATCTTTACTTGCGGCATCACGAGGAGGTACAACAATATTATCCTTTTTCAGAAAATTATAAATCAGAGTATCCCACATACGAACCTGAGAATACACATCCTCAAAATTTACCTTTGCATCATATGCCATTGTAATTGCCAGTTCAATCAATTTCATCTTGTCTTCTAGACGATCAACAAGTTCTACGTCATGAATGTTATACTCAATAAACTTTTGCCATCCATTTGTATAAAAATCACGGAAAGTTTCAAATTCACTATGATCCAACTTACGTTGATCCAATTCAACTTCAGCAATATAATCTAGTCTATAACTTTCTTGAGCAGAGTAAGTAAACTTTTTATAAAGATCCAAATAATCTAGAATAGATACACCAAGAATACTATAAGAAGTATATTTTCTACCCTGAATAATAATCTCATTTGCATTCACCCTGCTCCATGGCGAAAGAGATTTCATGTGTTTTTCAGTCAAAACTTTTTCAATACGACGGCAAATAAAAGGTATGTCGAATAGGTTGATATTCCATCCAGTAACAATATCTGGAGTATTTTGAACCCAGTACTGTAGAAACTTCATCAGTAAATCTTGTTCATCATCACAGAGAACAAACTTTACATCCTTTCTAGTGTTTTGATATGGATTTACACCCCATACAACAATTTGTTTGGTATTAAAACATTTGATTGTAATACAAAGAATTTCTTCCAGTGCTTCTTCAACAGAAGGAAATCCATTTTCTGAGGTAGTTTCAATGTCAATAGTATACAATTTAATTTGTGAAATATCATAATGCATTTCATCCTCAGGATGTTGCTCAGCAATATACTGATAAACAAACCTTTCATTTCCATAAACAGAAAAATTCTCCATAGAGGAATACTTGGATATAAAATCCCGTGCCTCCCTTGGAGAATCAAATCTGATAGGTTTTACATACAATCCATCAAGTGTTTTATACTTTGTTTTCTTAGGTGATTGTACGAACATAGTTGGAGAGAATGGTTCTTTCACAGTAACTTGTTCTTCTCTATCATATCCACGATAGAGAATGTTATCACCCAGTAGTTGAACATTAGTATAGAACTTCATTCCTTCTCCAAATACTTTTTATACAGTCCAAGGATTGCTTCCTCAGGATCCAGTATAGTAGCAATGGCGTCAGATGTCAAGAAGATTTCACGTTGAGTAGTGTATTTTGGGTACTTCTGTAAGATTACATATTCATAAACATAGTAATCCTTTTCACCTTCATCAACTTTTTTAGCAGTTACTTTCAAATGTGTTCCCTCTAATGAGTGAGCACGTTTTTCAATCTCTGCTGCATCTGTTCCATATTCAGCACACTCGACAATTTTATAACAATTTTCAAATAAAAACATTGGTTCTTCATCAAGTTCTGTTACTTGACCAATGTAATAATTTTCATCACCCCGTAATAATAGGACTTTCGCTTGTTCCATTCTTTGCTCCAACTAATTGATTGTACTTATTAACAACCTCGGCATGAGGTTCATAAATTGAAATTACTTCTGAAAGAGAAACTACAAATTTTCTATCTGCACTAAGAGGAGCCCAGGGAAACAAATTAAGTCTAATATCATTAATTTTTTGTGGTTCGTCACTTCCTTCAAGTAAAATCTGTGCGCTTTCTTGATCTACCCAAACATTATAGGGTTCAGTAAATTGAAAAGCAACTACTCTTTCGGGAGAAGGCATATTATTATTCATCATAATAGAACTACCTTGCTCTACGATTTCACTGATATCACAGATAACGTCTTCACCTGTTCTTAGTTTTGCGATTTTTACGGTCATACCTTTTACCAGAAATAATGTTTACAGATTCGTTTACAATCTCTTTAAGAGATTTATGTTCAGTAATATTTTTTTGTTGTGAAATTGCTCTAGCGTGTGCTAAAAGATAATCCATCACTTGTGGATGTGTTTCAACTGTAATCGTATCAGTTGTATCTTCGTACCCACTAGGAACTAAATTAAAATAAAAATTCATGTTCATCTCCATTATACACACAAAAAAGGGAGGGGTCAAGCCCTTCTCCCTTATTCTGTTTGTTTTATTTATCAACTTTCTGCAAGTAGTTGTGGGGCGCTGCCCTTAATATCGTAAGTTGTTTTCTTTTGATGTTCTGGAATAATCTTCTCCAAGTCGATTGTTAGTAGTCCATCTTCAAATCTTACCTCTTGTACTCTTACGTCTTCAGACAATTGCCAAGATCTGTTGAAACTTCTTTTTGATAATCCTTTGTGCAAGTAAGTTCTTGTAGTATCTCTGTCCTCAGCTTTAGAGGCAACTCTGAGAATGTTTTGTTCAGTAGAGACTTCGATCTCTTCTCTTTTAAATCCTGCAAGCGCAACTTCAATAGTGAAATTACTCGAGTCATGTTTGATTAGGTTGTAAGGTGGATAGTTGATGTTGTGACCAGATAGTGCATCTAATCTATTAAAAACATCATCCAGACCTACAGCGTGTGGTGCGTATTCTTTCCAAAAAGTATCCAATGTAGTGGTAGTAAGCATTCTACTTCTCCTTAAATAAGCGAGTTGTTTGTAGTGGACCCCGAAGGCATCCGAAAGATATTTATAGCATAAATACCTCAGGTCGTCATTTAAACATTTTAGGAGAAACCGAACATGAAAAAGGTAATCACCGCACTTGCGGCATCCTTTTTCGTTATGCCTTCGTCATTCGCAGCTGAAATTACTTCGAGAATTACTGATTCAGTACAGTTGGGTGTGCAGGGTGCAGCAGTTCAATCAACGAGAATTGGGGCTTCATATTCTGCCTCAGGTACAAATATTCAATCAACTTCATTTGGTGGAGTTGGTGGTGCAGGAACTTATGATATTAATACAGCAGGGCAAGCATTTACTTTCTCAGAGACTTTCCGTGATGCTGATACAGCAGTCACCACTCAGTCGGTCTCTAGTGGAGTTATTGCTTCTCCCAACCTTTATGGGGATAGTGTTACTCAGTTAGCAGGAGACAAAGGTTCTCTCGCTGGTACATTATCGGGAACTGGAGTTCCTACTGTTACTGCTGGTGGTCCTGGTACTACAGCAACAGCACAACGTAGCATTGAGTTGAGCGTATTCAAATGAGACATTTAACTCCCGTTTTGCTTTTGGCAACGGGAGTCATTTGTACTCCTGCATATGCTGAAAGTGTTGTGCCTAATTTTAC